GCTTCACGTTCAACGTACGGCATAATGTAGTTAAAATCAACGTAATCATCCGGGTCTGCGAACAAATGTGGGTATTTGCGAGCCAAGGTGCTCTTGCCCTCGCCACTCGGGATGCCGATCGCCAATGGGGTACTTACCGATAAAACGGCCGTTGTTAAGTCACGATCGTTTAGGAAGCTAAGGGCCGCAGTGTCGTGTCCCAGACTTATGGCTTCAGCAGAAAGCGTTGAAGCATAACCACCAAAACGGACGGGAGTGGTCAACAGGTCTGCAGGAACTGTGACTTTGTGTACTTTTTGGCTTGAGTCCGTGTATGATAACGACGTATTTTTGACTTGTAATCGATCGAGTAAACGCTGAGATATACGCCCTCCACGCCTGTTGACTTTAGCAACTTGATCAGCGAACGATATAGATCGAGCACCCGGATCAGCAAGGCCTTCGCGGAAAAACTCTCCGCCGATGAGGCCCATGTAGGAACGGACGGGATAACCGACGGCGCGTTTCAACTGATAATCATAGTGTATACGCAGGAACTCTCCGCGGGAATTAGGATAATCCGCCATGATTTTGTGAACTTGGCCAGCATACCCAAGGAGGTTATAGGCATAACATACTTGCTGCGCATCAGAAACGTTATCAACCGTAAGATAGACGTCATCGCCCTGGTGGTAAGATTCATCGTGGATGACGGGGCGGCCGCACGACCTAACAAAGAAACGACGAACCTGTAGAGTGTACGCACGATTTAAGAAGGTGTTCGTGAAGGAAGTAGCTCTTTCACCCGACTGCAAGCTACGTGAAACGCGTGCAATGAAATCACTGTCAGTATCGTGTAGAACCGTGAAGTTGCGAGCGCCAACAATGAAATTAATCGCCATACGAATGTCTTGACCACACACCATGGTATCAACACTGGATGTGCCGGCGCCGCGCGTAAGCAGTGCACGCTCAACAGCCTGCCAGAGATAAGATTGAGCACCGAGCGTATGATTAATGTTGAAATCACTAAAATCCCACATCAAACCGACGCGATCACCTAAGTTAAGTAAGCGACGGACGGTCCCACGCAACATCTCGTCGGCACTAGCAGCACCAGCATTCCAGGTTCCGGATTGGTTGGCACTCTCAAACATATCAAGCACATAAGCCTGGATGACGTAGTGCTCAATAGCAGTATTCCAGATAGCTCGATTCTTACCATTTTCGAATTTAACGGCTGCTTTTGAGTATA